ACGTCTGGCTCAAGACATCGAATGCAGACGATAGCGCGCGGCCAACCGTGGCAAGAGGTTCTAGCGCGACGCCAACGAGCCTCCCGACGGTAGACGCAACCTGAAGAGCAACATTTGCGACGAGCCCGAGAGCACTTGTGAATGGTGAAATCGCATCGAGCACAGAACCAAGAAGACGCCCGAGCGTCGTCAGCGCAGGCGACAGTCCCTCGCTGATGGACTGCGTGATGCCGATAAAGGGCGTGAGCAGTTCCTGCCCGAAGCCACGCAGCGCTACGGCAACTCCGTCGAACGCCGTGCCAAGTCCGTCGATGCGAGTTCGATCAACCGCCGACAGCGTGGCGTTGAATCGCTCCATGTCGGCAGACGCACCGGCGATGTTGTTGAAGAACGGAATGAGGTCGGTGCCGGTCTTGCCAAACAGAGCGATAGCCGTTGCAGTTCTCTTCGCCGGGTCTTCGATTCCAGCGAGCGCCTGCCCGATCTTGAGGTACTGCTCTTGCGGGTCAAGGTCCGCAAGCTCTTGCGACGTGACGCCGATCTCGGCGAGCGCCTTCTGTGCTGCCTTGCTCTCCTCATCGACGCCGAGCACCGACTTCTGGAGCCGACCGAACGCCGCGCTCACTGCGTCGATGCTGGTGCCGCTGCGATTCGCAGATTCTTCGAGCGTCTGGATGAACTCGAACGACAGCCCGAGTTTGTCGGCCGTGTTCCCGAGACTCTCGACGCGGTCCTCCAGGCGAAGCAGACCTGCGACAACCTGCTGTGCTGCCACCCCTGTTGCCACGATCCCAGCCGCCGCAATCGTGAAGGGATTCGCTAGCGCAGCGACAGACGCACCGATCGCCGAGACGCCCTGCGACAGGCCGCCAGCGAAAACCCGAGACAGCCCCTCGCTCGCTGACGAGATGCCCGAGATGCGTCCAGCGATGTTTCCGAGCGGGCCGGGCAGAATCGAGAAGATGCCAGAGAGCTCGTTGAACTGGAGTTGTGCCTGCCCGCCAGCGTCGGCGATCTGAGCGGTGCGGGCCGCGAGTCCGGCCGACGCACGCTCGGCGTCGGTCAGCCCACGAGACGCCTGCTCGACCGCCCGGTTGTACGTCTCTTGAGAGATCCGCCCCGCTTCAAGTTGGACCGCGAGTTCGCCAGCCGTGCGCTGGAACCGCTCGAACGGCGTCCGCACCGACTCGGTGATTCGGGCCGCCTCGCGGAGCGCGGCGGCTTCCTGCTCCGACGCCTGGGCGAGGTTCGCGAACTCTTCGGCGTATTGCTGGGCGGTGACCTGCCCTGTCTTCAGCGCCGAGTTCAAAAATGCGAGGTCGGTGGCGAACTTCTGCTGTGCCGCCGCTGCCGCTGTGCTCTCGCCCGTGAACTGCTCGAAGACGCCGGTGAGCTTCGCCGCCTCGGCACCGAGCGTCTGAAGAGCACGCTCTGCGGGCGTGAGCTTCAGTTGCGTCGAGTCCGCTGAGATCTTCAGCGCGAGTCCGAGGATGTTCGCCATGATTAGTCGATGATCCCCATCTCACGCCGTAGCCGTAGGATCGCCTCGCGGTCCTGCGACTCGTGCTGCGGTGGTCGAGCCTTCGGTATGAAGTCCTCAGCCGTCGGCGGCTTGCCTCTCTTCGGGTCCGTGTACGGTGCCATCGCGATCGAGGCGAGCAGTCCTGTCTGGAGCCACGGGTCGGATAGCGGGACGAAATACCTCGTGTATGCCATCCACTCGCTCAACTCCCGCGAATCCATCCGCTCGCACAACTCGCGAACGGTCATCCGCAGATGCCCCGCCAGCGCGAAGAGAAACCTCCGCGAAGGCGAGGCGTTTAGTTTTTTGCGAGCTGCTCGACATCGGCCTCCGTCATGTTGTTGTGCTTCAGCGCCGAGTCGAAGAGCCGACCGACGACCGCACCGCTGCGGCTCGCGAGTGCGACGACCTGGGCACGGGTGAAGAGCAGCTCGCCCTTCTCATTGCAGAGGCAGCGGGCGAGGTACTCCGACCGGAAGTTCTCGATGCCGGAGTCTTTCTTCCCAATCCACAACCGCTCATAGGAGTCACGCTCTCCGACGCTCATCACGCGAATGAACACGTCACCGCCCCACTCGGGCACGGTGATCGGCCCCATGAGTCCGGCGTCGTTCGATGCGAGAATCTGCTCTGCCGTCAGTGTCGCCATGTGTCACTCACCTCACGATGGATACGTAGCGGTCACGCCGACCGTATCCATCACTCTGAACCGGTGGTCAAATTGCCAGACGCCGTTGAGCTCGCCACGAACCTCGGCACCGAGGTAGACGCAGTCCGCATCGAACACCGTGAACGTGCTCGATGTGGCGGTGCCTTGGTCGTCCTGCGCCGTCACGGTGAGGCGAGCCCGCACGCCGTACTGGCTCTCGGGCAGCGCCGTGCGAGTAAACGCAGGCAGCGTGACCTCGCCCAGGTCGAGGGTCCACCGTGCCGTGCGAGCGGCAGGCATATCGCGGACGAGATCGAGCGTGACGCTACTGACTTGCTGGACGGCGGTGCCGCCCCACGTGACAGAGACGCCCGAGACTCGCGTAGCCATGACGGACCTCCGTCACGGTCAGCGAGCCACAGTGATCGTCGCCTGGCCCCGGATCGCGTCGTTCGTCGCGAGCGTCAGCGTACTCGACGACACGGTGGCGGCCTTGCCGTTGATCAGCGTGGTGCCGCCGGTCGTGATCGTGATCGTGCCCGTCGCCGCGTCGAGGATGATGGTCTTGCCGAGGTAGTCGAACGTGACCGAGCGGCCAGTGCCGCCGTCGTCGGCCGGGATCACGAGCGGACGGCTCAGCGTCGCGAGCGTCTCGCCGGTCGTCTGGCCGAGATGCCCCACGTCCACGGTCGCCTCGGCGGCAGCGCCGGGGTTCGTGTTCGAGATCACGATGTTCGTGACGGTGTAGACGGTGCCGAAGAGGTTCAACACCGTGCCAACACCGTCATGAGGCGTCGAGGGATCGGGCATCGTCAAGTCTCCTGCCAGAGGATCGTGTACGTTTGCGTGACTGAAAACACCGGAGGCAGGTCGCCACCCGCCAACTGCACGAACCCGTCTTGCTCGTTCTGGAGCGCGACGTGTCGCACCGATACTGATGATGACACCGCATTCCCCCACCCATCCAGTTTCGACCGGCAGGCGTCAGCCAGTTCTCGGACCTCTTGGTAGGTCTCTGCGTAGAGCTCTAGGGCGAGCGTCACGACCGGGAGCCCGCCACGGGTGTTGCCGAGCGTCGTCTCACGGGTGACCGCCTGACGCCGCCACGTCGCGAGCGGGAGGGTCTCCGTGGCAGGAGCGACCACCGGGTGAATCCGGTCACCGAGGATCGCGGCCACGTCCGGGTCAGAGACGAGCGCGTCCGCGACGGCTTTTTCGGGTGACTTGAATGCCATGTTCGGGATCGGCCTTCGCCTATCCCGAACCTATGGAGTCGCACCCCCACCCTTGCAGTTACCAAACGATTAAACATCGGCGCTATCAGAGCGTTCCAGTAGCCGATCTCGTCAGCGTGCTCAGGGCACGCTCTAGCGAGATTCGCAACTCACGCGAGAGGATCTCGGCGACCGTGGTCGAGGTCTGATCCCACGTCGTCTTCAGCGGCGGCTGGCCCGACCTTCCGCCAGCCCGCATCCCCTTGATCGTGATCGGCGTAGCGGATCGTTTGAAAAACGCTTGCGGCGATGCCGGGTCGGTCTGCACTTCCTGCTTGCCGCCGCCTCTCCGTGGACGCTGCGTCGGCTTCAACTTGAAAGGACCGAGTTTGTTGAAGCTCGAAGCGTAGTAGGCGTTCTGCCCGCTGACATCGTGGGCCTTGACGGTCGTGACGCTGCCGCTGCGGTTACGCCTGACGTGCGACTTTCGGACGTACGGCGTGTTCGAGAGCTTATTGATGGTGCTGTCGTCGGTGCCTTCTTCCAGCCAATACTGGTGGTAGGCGAGATCCTTGCCTCGACGCCGCTTGCCGCCTTGTGCCGATTGCGACTTCTCCCTGTCGGCACGGGTGTAGCCGAGCAGCCCGGCGGCGTTGCCGTCACGCCTGTATGGCACGACTTTGATCGTCGCAGCCCGAAACAGGTTTCCCGTTGGGCCGACCGGCGTATTCGCCTTGAGCCGCTCCAGCGCAGGAGCCAGAGCCTTCTTCATCGCGTCTTCGATGATCTTCGC